TAGGATAAGTCTTCAATTAACTTAGATTTAAGTTCATCGGTATCTACATGGTCAATAACAGGATTTTTTTCCTGCCATTCTTTCCATTGTTTTTCAACTAGTTCTGGAGGCGTTTGTGCCATTTTTTGTACTCTCACGTTTCATCATATGTGCATATGCACCTGCAATTTTCTTAATCATCTTCTGACGTTTGGCCATTCCTGATTTCAACGCCATAGGTTTTGCAAGTTGAGTATACACTATTCCATTCATATGGTCAAGCTCATGGAGAAAAACTCTTGCAGATATGCCATCCAGAGTCATATTCTTGGTTTCACCTGTGAAGTCCTGGTATTCCACGGTAATTGTTTTTGGTCGTGTGATATGTAATCCTAACAAAGGAAAGGACAAACATCCTTCCATCATGTGGATTTCACCTTCAGTAGTTAATACTTTAGGATTAAAGAATGCCACATAATCATCATTTGCACCCATCACAAATACACGATATTTGAAACCACATTGATTGGCGGACAAGCCAACACCTTGTTCTTTCTTACATGTTTCTACCAATGAAGAGGCAAACTTATTTGGATCCACAGGAGGATTAATAAAGTCAAATAAAGGTATTGGTTCGTAAAGAATAGGATCAGTTTCAGCAACCAATTTGAATGTTTCAATATTCTCTACGGTTGTTTTGACTTCACCTTTTAAGGCGTCACTTGTGTCAATCTTAAAGACCCCATCTATTGGTTTAATTTCGCTCATGTAATCACCTGTGAAAAATTGTTTTTCTTTTCAAACTTAATAATAGACCTAAACTTCTCAAAGAGTTGGTCGCCTTTATGACTGATAACAAAAATGTTAGTGTCTGTACCCATTTCATGGATCAATTTCAAAAACTCATCAGTACCTACAGTATCTAGGCTCGAATCAAATACTTCATCCAATATCAATAAATTGGTATTAGTGGAGTTCTTCATCTTAGCAACTTGTCTCCATGTAAACAATAATGCTAAGTCAATACGCATCTTTTCGCCTTCAGAAAAATTGGAATAACTAAACTCATCACGATACCGTGATTTGATTGTTTCTTCAAAGTTCTCGTTCAAGTTAAAGTTAACAAAGAAGTCCATGGCCTTCAAGTATTTGTTGACCAACTTGTTGATGATAGGCAAGTATTGTTTAATGATTCTAGTCTTGATACCATTATCTTTCAATAATGATGCTGCATACTCATGGTAGTGTTTTTCAATTGACAGTTCTTCTTGTGTCTTAATCAATGAAGCCAATTCAGTCTTCAATTCTTTCAACTTGTGGTTTTCTTCCGTCAAGTTTTGTTTCTTGTTACTAAGTTCCACAATCTCTTTGTTTAATTTAGCAACATATGAATTGATGGAAGTCAACGTAGAATTGTGTTTAACAATTTCATTGTTATGTTCTGTGATATGTTTAGATACTTCTACAATTTGATTCAATCGTGTTTGCATCTTTTCATATTCAGAATTCAATTCTTTTAAGGCCTTCTTCTGCAACGATGCCTTAGATTCACTTTCGGTAACTTGTATTTGTTTGAAGTCACTGTCAATTGTTTGTTTGCAAGTAGGACAATTATCATTGTCATGGTAAAAAGCAATATCTTTTTCCACTTTCTTAATATTTGTTTCTAACTTGGCTTCTAATTGAACCAATTTTTTACTCTTTGATTCAATAGAAGATTTGTCTTGTATCTTCTTAGTTAGAGCATCAATGTGTTTTTGGATTAATCCAATATCTTTGTTAATCTTAACAATGTATTCTTCATTAGTTACAATCTCAGATTTTTTCTTTTCAATTTCATCTTCATTGTTCTTCTTATGTTCGTCAATGTTTTGTTTTTGCATCTTGATTTTTTCAGATGCCAACTCCATTGCATACTTGTTTTTAGAAGATTCTTCTTTGATGCCGGCCATTCTTTCTTTAATCAATCCATTCATTGATGTAAAGATTTGGATATCTAACAGTTCTTCAATGATTGTTCTGCGGTCGGCAGGAGACAACTGCATGAATGGAACAAATGATGCTGAACCAAGAATAACAATTTGTGTAAATGATTTGTAGTTAAATTTAAGAATAGTCTTCTCTAAGAAGTCTTGATAATCTTTTGATTTGGCGTCTTGATTAACCAAAGCACCATTACACAAAATTTCAAACACATTTGGTTTGATACCACGAATTACTTTGTAGTTTTTCTTACCAATAGAAAACTCAACTTCAACAACAGTATTGGAGTTGTTAATTGAATTTACAAGATTAGGTTTGTTAATCTTTCGGAATGGTTTACCAAAAAGACCGAAACACAATGCATCCAAGATTGTGGACTTGCCTGCACCATTACTACCAACAATCAATGTGTTGGTAGATTTATCTAACTTGATTTCGGTAAACGAATTGCCGGTCGACAATAAGTTTTTCCAACGTATAGTTTGGAATTTTATCATGCTTGTTCTAAGTTCAAAGCCTCAACATATATTTCACGCATCATGTTTTTCAATCTGGTACTATCAATACCTTCATTCTGAAGACCATCAACATATTTGTTTATGATAGTGATTGTGTCTTCTGCTTCATCTATCTTATCATCTTCCGCTTCATCTGTCAAGTCTAAAGCGTCTTCAACAATGGTAATATCGGCAGGATTAACATCATATAGCTTATTCATATACTGGTCAAACAAATATGGATTAGTTTTGTTTACCACTACCACTTTAACATATTTGGCAGTATAGTCTGTAAATGATAACTGCATAATATCACTTATAGATGATACTTTGTCATCATATACCAATCTGTGGAACATTACATTTGGGTTATGAATAAACAAGAGCTCACGTTTATCCAAATCAAAAAGATGAAAGCCACGAGGGTCATTGTAGTCTTGCCAAGTGAGTTCGTAAGGATTACCCAAGTAATGAATACCATCAGCATTGGATTTATGATGATAATGACCTGAGAAAGTGTACTCAAACTTATTGAATAACGCACGATTTAATCCTTCTTCTGATGGCATGCCACGATGCATAGCAAAGCCTGCAATTTCAAAATGACCCATACAAATAGGTGCATCTGTTTCTTTCAACAGATGCATACTGTCATCAAAGTTTTCTGGACAAATCCAAGGCATCATACAAATTCTATGAGGACCAACAAAGATTTCTTCAGGCTCGTCTATCACATTGATATTGCCATACTCACGTAATAACAAATCGACCGAATTTACATCATTGGTATTCTTAAAATATGTGTCATGGTTACCTGCCAACATATGAACATCAATACCTCGACCAAATAGTTTATCAAAAAACATTTCTTTGGCACGTTTAAGAGTAAAGAAGTTTACATATTTACGGCGGTCAAATGTATCGCCAAGAATGAGGACAGTTTCGACACCCTCACTATCAATCATGGGAAAGAATGTTTCTTTATAAAACTTCTCGTAATATTCTAGAAAATGAGCCGAGTCATTCCTTGCCCCGAAATGAGTATCGGTAATAATAGCTACTTTCATAATATATTTGCACCTTTTTTACGGTTTTCAACCATAGTAATAATTTGTAAATTGTCTTGATGATGCAATCCACCTTTAGCAATAGGAATAATGTGATCCACTTCATGTGGTATTCCTGTTTCCAAACTTAACCTGCGGCATTCCTCATAAATTGACTTTATTTTATCAAAATCGGCATCAGATGTCAACTGATTTTTTATTCTTGCTCTTCTTTTTGCTGATTTAGATGTACTGGTAACTATTCCTTTTTCCGATTCCCTATATCTCTTATCAATCTCTTTTGATTTGTCTTTGTTATTTTCCCAATACAATTTTACTTTTTCTTTTGTTCTATATTGGGCCATCAGTTCTTCATTATACAACTTAGGCAAACTCTTTTTTATATTACACGGTACACAACTGTAACTCGATACATGTTTTTTAGTTGATCCACAATGTTTACAAGGAATTCCATCGTAAATCTTCTCACCTGCAGCAATCGCTTTTGCTCTATTTTCTTTAGATGATGTTGGAAATTGATTCGACATATTTTACTCCAAAGTGTGTATAATAGTATTTATACATTTTGGTGCTAAAAAAGTGTATTAATTCCCTCATACTCATTCATTACCCTATTAAACAAAGTCATCACTCTTTTTCTGTATCCAAAACCTAAGATGTTTGCCTTTTCACCTTCGGCATATGGCGGTCTTCTACCAAAGTCTGTATATTGTTCAGAAGTAAGGTCAATAATCTTATTCTCTTTATCAATACACCACCAATGATAGATGCCTTCATCGTCCAAAGCACGATACATATGCATATTTTCATGGCCAAATATCTTATACAAACATCCTGCGGCATTATGGCAATGACCAAACATTGGATTGGCCGCATTTCTAATGAACCATTTTCTAGGCAACAAGTCGTATGTCAGATTCTTTTTTATAATACCAGAAATCTTTTGTAGATTTTCTGGTGTATAATCTACCATTATCATTTGGCGATAGAAACAACAGTCTTCTCTTTATGCACATTCAATACACGTTGTCTCAACTCTGTGGTACTGAAGCTGTGTTGCCTAGAATTGAAATAGACAGACATTGGCAATTGATAACCAGTGAATTGTTTATCCCTGTATTCCTCACCTATGATTCTAACATCAATTGGATGAGATGTCAAGATGTCCATCAACTCTTTTTCTGTGGCATATGGTATAATTTGGTCCACATATTTGCAAGCTTCAAGTTGAGTGTAACGTTCAAATACCGATTGAACGGGTTTGTTCTTCTCAGGTCTATCGATTGTAGGATCAGTTTGTAATCCAACAATAAGAAAATCACATTGTGTTTTGGCTTCTTTCAACATCATTACATGGCCTGCATGAAACAAATCAAAACAAGATGCAGTAAAACCCACTTTAATTTTACCAAAATCCATATTAATCCTCCAAAAATTGTTCAATGCCTTTAGGCTTCTTACTTACTTTCTTTTCGTCTTTCTTTTTCTTTTGGCCAATCTCATAGTTTTCTATGAACTCAGCAATATTGTCGTATAGTTCAAACTGTACAGAACTTCCATCATGATCCAACATCTCAAACTCGTCTAGGATGCCCATTTGTTCAGTAGACTTATACTTGACATACAGTTGTTTCTTTTCTTTTTGGATGCGTCTAAGGAACGCATAGTAGATGATTTGTGTGAAGTATGCAAATGGATTTTTAGATTTTGTTGGATCAAAGTTCTCAAAATACATGAGGCAGTTTTCGATACCATCCGAAATCATTTCATCTCTGTAAGTGTAACTGATGAAATTAGGTTTGTGAGACAGACCTTCGGCAATTTTCATCCAACATTCACCTATGTAATTTGGTATAGGTTCTTGTGGATTAGTCTCTTTGCGTGACTTGTATGCAATTAATGCCTGTAAGAAGTCGGCATTGTTGATGTAATGTTTAGTGCTCATGTTAAATGTACCATAATAAATGTTGACAAAAGGCCTTGACAAATGTTAAGGTCTCGGTGTTGCTGCTTAATATTAATGTAATGTTCTTTCTCCTGGATCTTCCAGTTCTCCAAAAGCTTGCATCATAATTTCCCTAACTCTAGCAGTCAGGTCTTCCGAAATCTCCTTGGCCAAAGACTCGTTCACAGAGTCTTCTTCTTTCATCAAAGCACCTTCATAGTATTCCGCAAAGTTTGCAGAAGGATTTGTGATGAATACAATGTCTTTACTATTCAATACCACTTCATTTTTGGCCACTAATTCAACAGGAAGATAGTGAGCTAATGTAATAGTCGATATCCTATTTCTGTTTATCATTTGGAATTCCATTGGTTGTTCAACAACGTACTGGCCTTCCATTATTTCATTCACCATACCGATAATATCTTGACCATTTTGCATACGAACGATTTTAATGTTGTTCATTTTTTTAGTCCTATTTTGTATGTTTTGAATGAAAACTTCTCCTCAGTATATATCTTGACTCTTTCCACAAAATGTTTCAATGTAAAGTTCATGTGTTTTTTATATCTGAGGTCGTCTGCAATGTCGTATAGTGTTGCTTTGTCTTTACCTTCCGAGTTTCTAAGTCCTCGACCAATCGATTGAAGGCTTCTGACTCTGCTCTTACTTGGACTGGCAAATATAATATTATGTAAATTCCTAATATTAATGCCTGTAGAAAAAGTGCCGTAAGAAGCCACGATAATAGCGTCATTTTCTTTTTCCATAATTTCTCTAATCTTTTCCCTGTCTTCTGTTTCGGTTCCACCATGCACAAAGAATACTTTTCTGTCGCCTATATTCTCTGTGTTCCGAATCATATCATACAGGACCTGTCCATGCTTGGCAACCATCTGATAGAGAATTAAAGTATTATTACCTAAACTAACTGCAAGGTTTTTTATAAACTTATTTCTTGCTTCACAGGCAATCAAATATTGTATTTCTGCCTGATAGTCTTTATCTTTCATTTCCAAACATACATCATCTGGATGTTTAAGTATCAAACACTTAATTTCAAAGTCTGAAACTTGTTTCTTATCCATCAACTCTCTAGTTGTGGTAACTTGTTTCACTTGGCCAAACAAACCTTCTAATACTAATTTATGCGTTTTGGTTCCGTCTAGTGTGCCAGTCAAACCAATACGATACTTTGCATTGATACACGATGTTAATATTGTAGTCAACGATTGTGCTTTGAACAGATGCGCTTCGTCACCAATAATATAATCGAACTGGTGAAAATATTCTTTAGGCAATTGATACAATGATTGCCACGTTGATATCGTTAATGGCTTGTCTGTGTGTTTCTCTTTGCCTTGGTAAATACGATGCACATATTCACCCATTGCACCATTGTTATAGTCACCAAAATCTGAAAATAATTGTTCAACTAAGGAAGTCGTTGGAACGATGATGAGGCCT